GCATGCTCGAGTCGCGGCGTGTGTATGAGCGGACACGAAAGGGTTCCTTCGTTAAAAATTGAAGGAACTCTTTATTACGCATCGAATCATCCCAAACTGGTTGATTACTCTCGGTGAAGAACCGGAGCAACATTGACCATCCAGGTAATTCGTGTATTATGCGCATCGCCTTTAGGTCCCAAACGTGCCACTCCCTCTTTTGGAGGGGGTAGTTAGTACGTGACCGTCGAGGCAACCATTGTGGTTCTACCACGCGGAGTGAAGGGCATGCAAGTCGCATGCCCTCGTCAGGGATTGCACCATAAACGCAGTGCAATCGTGATACGATTAACTCGTACGTCCGGTAATAGCGTCTATCGAAAGCCGAATTAGCATAGCTAATCCAACTACAATAAACGTCCGGCGACCGTGATGATGACCAAACCGTACGTAAACGTAACGGGGTGACGTCGAAACCTCTATAGGCATCTAAGCCACAAGACTCTCTAAAGAGTCCTTTAGTACAGCACTTGCTCTCGTTGACCAACAGGCCAAACGCTTCAAGTACTTCAATCGCGTCTCGGGAATAACCCCTTGGGACGATGACATCATCACCATACACTAATATACGCTTACGCGTATATTCGTCAGGTGCGGCTGCGGCCAAGAGCGCCCAGATCGTCAGCGCCATGATTGGGAAGCATAAAGAACTTCCCATAGGTGCAAACTTTCGAAGCTTTAACTCTCGACCGTCAGGTAACACCGTAGCAGAACTCCGGCATGCCTCCAACTACTCACATATGTGAGCCGGAAACAGCAGGCGAACGAGCTCAAGAGAGACACGGTCGCTAGCCTCTTTCAGGTCTAGCGTCGCCATGTTTCCGTCAATACTCCCATACAGGGCGTACTGTCGGTTAACTTCTTGAACTGTAAAACGGACAGAGCCCTTTGTTAAGGGATGCCGTTCGACCAACGCAACGATAGCCTTGCGCAAACCCCCTTGAACCCATTGGAAATCCACAGGTTCAGAGGAGATTAGCCTAGGGCCGCGAGAATCTTTCGGCACGAGACAAACTCGGGCTGGAAGACACTTGTCAGACACGTTAAACCCGTGCCCATGGTTATCACAGACATCACCCAAGGATGCGCAGAAAAAGGCATCCAAAGGGTAGTGGCTTGATATCCTTGAAGAGACATTCACCCATTCGTACTTAGCCCAAAGCCGCTGCTTGGTAGCAACGGCACCCGGGCCATGGCACGGAGTGATATCTAAAGGATCAAAACGCGTAAACACCTTATTAAGGAGTATTCGCGCTTCGCGAGCTACCATCAGCATCGAGGATGTAACGCCTCGTCTTGTAGCTGGTGATAGTTGATAAAGCTCATCTCGTATTTCTAGAAGATGAGCGTCAACCGTAACTAGATCATCCTCAGTCTTTTCAAACTGAGCGATAACCTCGCGTTCCTGTTCTGCTGTGTAAGGCAGCTCGTACTTAAACATATAGTATAAGACTTGCCTAAGAACACAGACGGACTCGACGCATGGGGAAGGTAAGACCTTCCCGGACTTGTCGAACACTTCACTGAAGAATTCACCCATAAATAGGGGTAACTCGGACTCAAACTGCGTTGCGAAACGCAAGTCTGATATACCAGTGAGATATCCGACGACAAGTGCCTGATCTAGCAACTTGCCTAGTTTAGGAAGGGTCTTCGTTATGAACGAAGTACCCTCAGATCTGGTTCTGGATTGGACAATCGAAATCGTCCTTTCCATAGCAGTGTGACTGAACACATCCGCACGCGCCTCTGAGACGTCGTGAAGGAGTGTGGCGATGAGTGTAAACTCATCTAGGCTGTTATTGGAGGCCATATAGATGGTGCTCTTTCCTAGCTCGTGCCACACACCTAATCACTTCCCAACTTTGAGCCGTGCACTCCAACCGCATGTCGAAACCTCACCGAACGTACGAAAAGTCGATAGCAAACGGTACCAAGCAGACCGCAAAGGTCAACATGATACTAATGCTACCGGTGCTTTCCTCGTTCGACGAAGCTCCGCAATTGACTCGGACGCCTCTCACTACATGGGACACCAACATGAGCTGCTCTGCACTACCGTTGCTCGTAAGGAAAACCTTCCTTCGTGACAACGCTGGCAGACTCGCCGCTCATGCCAATGCTCCATATATGGGAGGAGAAACGCCCAAGGTATACGATTGCTTTCAGCTCTAATACCTCCCTCCTAGTGCTTTTAGCATTATCAGCTTTCGCTGGCTAGGGCGGGTGCATCAGAATTGACCCAGGTAGCCCGACGTCGTCCTGTTAAGGATAGACTTAAGGTACTACCCAGGCCATTTACTGAATAAACAACCACAGGAACACTCTTAGGAAGAGTTCCCCATGATCATCCAGTACAAGGCCAAGAACTAAACCAGATAGGAAGGGGATCCATCCCGATCTTTTTCCAGTCGTTCTTGAGAACCTCCACCGGCAAGGGGCCATATCAAAGCCCGCCGGCCAGTAGAGCAACAGCACCGTTACCCGTGCCATCGTAGAGTATAGTCGTGGACGCCCCAAGTGAGGCGATAAACGACATCAACTCTGCGACAACATGAGTCGGTTCCGTATTCACCGTCAGCGCTCCCACAGGGGAGTCCAAGACGATGTATGCCGAAA